CCTTCTCAATGTCAATTTGCGCCATGAACTTCCTGTCGAAAAGCTCGTCAAAACTTGAGGCATTGGGTTTACCTGCTGCCTTAGCCCATGCGGCAACTTGTTCACGCCCGATGCGTTGAGCGGTCTCGCTGTTGTTGTGAATGTTAAAGTTGTTCCAGATTTTGCGACCATTGAAGTCTCCTCCAACAATTTCAAAGGTCGCAGCAATCATTTCACCGCCCGACTTTGTGGCTTTCAACTCAGCGTCAATGCACTTGAGCGCGTAGTCGCCTTTGGGTACGGGGTTGTAGTTACGGTCTTCTGATTCATAATCAGTTAAATCAAATCCAAATTTAGACATTTTCAGTTTCCTTTATTAGTGGGTGACGGGAATGTGTTTAGCGATTTCTTCAATGTTCATGTCAAACGAATCAGGACATGCATAACGGTTCTTTGCAACATATGCGGGGTTCTCAACCACGTGAAGCAGTCTTTCACCCGTAGTGATGCCACGATTAACCGTGTTATTAAACCCAACGTCTGACTTCTTAACGATGACTTTGAAGCCCGCATAAGCAATCACGTCACACCATTCTTGAAGAAGCGCGTTACAACGATTCGGCAACTTGGGTGAAAAGCGGTCATAAGGTTCGGTCAACGGGTTTTCATAACGAACCACGTTAGCATGAGCCAACAACACAATATTCATCTGGCGCTTACGACGCAACGCATCAAGCCCTTGAAGAATTTCGCGGAATGACTCAGCTACCAACACCTGACCCTTACCGTAACCGAGGTCTTTTGCATCATGCGAGCTTTCAACGTCTTTTACAATCAAAGGCTCAACAAGCCAATCAACCGAGTCAATGACCACGGTCTTGAACTGGTGCTCTTCTTTCAGAAGCGTTTTGATCGCATCAACCACATCAGTTATCTCGGTTGCCCGAGGAAATGACGTCACATCAAGCGAGTCAAGTCCGTCCTCAGTGTTGATGAACACTGGGTCTGGAAACTGAGACGCTATTGTTGATTTGCCTATACCATGGTTACCGTATATACAAATGCGCGGGGGGAGTTCTTGCTTGCCCTTGACGAGCGAGTCCATAAAGCTCATGTTATTTCCTTTATTAAAATTGAAGAATCACTTCTTCGTAACGAAATACCCTTGTGTCAAACTGAAGCATGTTCAGCTTGATACCAGGATTGTTTTGTGCAATTACGCCTACGCATATTGCGAACAATTTCGGGTCACCAATCAGGCAAAGATAATCGCCTTCATGGTAATCTTGGAGGACTTCACGCGCGTGTGCCACTAGGTCAATATTTTTAGTATCAACGTCAGTGAACACATGCTCGATAGTCCCAAACCGCGTTGCATCCTTGATAGTCTTGTTCAAAGAATTATCAACAATCCAGCATACGGCAGGTTGATCTACCATAACCAGTCCTTTCTCTTTGTCTTCTTGAAAATTGAATTTTGTTTGTAGTGTCATCTCTTTATTACCTTTATAAGAATTGACTTGCGCCAACGTCTTTTATGGTTTTAATTATAGCCTGAAAATACCAATCAAAATTTAAATCTTCAGGAAATTTTTCTGGAAGCACCATACATGCTCTCGCCCCATCAGTTTTCGCAACCTTGTTTCCGTTTGTCGCGTAAGTGATTGGCGGTAATTGTTCTTTAGTTTGATACCATCTTACTACCCTCCCTAAGTATTGTTCACCTTGCACACCTCCTCCTGTCACGTTTCTCACGCTGATAAAGTCAACAAGTTGAGCTTCATCAAGCGTTTGCTGAAAGGGTTTACCCGTGGCCAACCAATTTGCAACCGCCTTTGACACCACTGGTGCCGTAGGGTTCTTGCTTAAATTGGGGGGCGCATAGATGCCCTTTATCTTCACCGAGCGGTCAGCTTTTACCGCGTAGTAGTTGTTCACGTCTTTGAGCGCCACAGTTCGGTAATAGGTACCCTCAAACATAAACCCCGTACGAGCGCTGAACTCGGCGATGATTGCGTCTACTTCGGTTTGTAGATCTTTTTTATAATTTAGCATGATGCCGTCTGTGTTTGCAGACACCACCGTTATACCTTTGTCTTCAAGAGTTTCAATCAAATTGAGCAACGTGAGTTGACCCGTCAGAACAATGTTGATCATCACGTCGGGCGAATACAAAGCTGAAAACTTATTAGCGGTCTTGCCGAACGTGCCGTTGAGCGCAATACGCAGTGAATCCGCTATGACCATGTTCTTGGCTTTCTTACCTTCAAGCCTACGATGAAAGAGCGTACGATATTCCTCAAGAAACTTCTCGCCCGTATTCATCGGTATCAAGTTGCAGTTGAGCATGATTGCTGGGTAGTAAGACGCCACATCATAATCCATGACGCAGTTCTCTTCGTCAGAAACGTAGCAAACCTTACGGTCATGCTGAGAGTGTAACCCTCCCACCCCCATTTGATAAACCCCGTTGCCTATCTTCACTAGGTCATCTTTCAAAAAGTCGGGCAACTGAACGTGCCCCGTGCTGGGTTTGACTTCAAACAAGTGCGCTTGAATGCGCTCGGCAAGAGTGCTCAACTTTTCAGTCTTGAACTTTACAAATGCGGGTAAGTTATAGCGCACGTGCCCAGGAACATTTGCCTCTTTACGCTTCAGGTTCAAACGCTTCATAAACATTTGCTCGGCCACTTGTGAGTCAGACTTGCTTCGTGCGTCAAACCCGTACTCCTTGCTAATTTCAAGTCTCAGCTGAAGTTGCCCTTGAAGACGATTGTAAAGTTCGGCGGTGGTTTCAACGTCGTTCTTGCAATACAACATCATATCCGCTATCTGATCGCGCCTTACCATCGCATCATGATGAATGGGTAAGTCTTGAACGGTGGGCATGTTCATACGTGCACCATACGTCTTCAAACTTACAAAGCTGGGCGCCACTTCAATCAAGTCAATGTGGTCAATGCGCGGTATGCGGAATGCATATTTGCGCTCAGCATCCCACGGCATCAAGTTTTCATTAATAATTTCGTCGCCCAACTTTTTAGCTTCAAGCATGGTCGCCCCCGACATAAAGTACGAAGTGACGGGCATGTCGTACTTGATGCCGTTAAAGCTGATGAACGTGGCACCTGAGTTGAAAAGTTCTTTCAAATTCTTACGCGAGTCTTCATCTGGTCCCCAAATACAAAAGTGCGTTTGGCTTTCAAGAATCAACCCGCATAGCATGAAAAGGTTCTTATACACCTCAGTGTCGAATACGATTGTTTTCATCTGTCTTGATTTACATAACCTTCTGTGGGTTCGCCGTCTTCAGCTTCAACACTCTCAATATACTTATCAAGAAAGTGTCTAGCTTTCAACAAGTCTTGCATGCCGTTTTTCTTTTTCCACCGCGTCACATACTTTGTGATTTGAGCTTGAAAGTAATCAAGATCATTGGCGATGACGTAATCCCAATGCTGAATATTTGACTTGTAGTGAGACCCGCCCACTTGAACATTATTTGCTGACATCTTTATTCTCCCTTCTTAAAATCCATTGTTTTACTGCGAGCTTCCAATCCGTCGCCATGATCTTGTCAACTTGCTCAAGACCGTTGCCGAGCTTCTGCCTTCTTAAATAAGAAATCATTGCAAGCGGTTGCGCCACTTCTATGAAAAACTTATGCGTATAGGCATAGTCAGCAAACGGATTATGGCAGAACCTAGAGCATTCTTCAAGAAAACGCTCAAAACTACCTTCATAAAGCGGGTACGGTCTAACTATGCCTTGTGAGTAATAGTCGTATTCCTCAGCGTTGGGCGGTGACACCATGTCAGGTGTTGCGTCATAAAGGTCTTTGTACAGATGCAAATTATTTGAAACCGTAAAATAATGTCCTACGGGTACGTCAAGCGCTATGGCTACGAACTCTTGAATCATAGTGAAGTGAACAATGTTTGCCCCCGCATACCCCCACCAAAAATCGTTTGAGCGGTTGGTGACCAACATGTCTAGGCAACCACTACGAATTGAGAACATCATCTGGGTGTTGCACGCCTTGTCTTTTGTGTTCTTCATCAAATCATCTGAATCCCAAAGTTGAATCAGCGCCTGACGGGATTGAGGGTCTTTGTCAAGTATTTGAATAATCGCTATCAGTTGATCAGTAATAAAGTGATGGCGCATTCTATACCCATACGCAGCATTAAAGTTTCTACCGTTGTCGCTGAACTGCCCAATGCGTGAATTGAATTGCTGAACAAAGTTAACGTCATTATTACCCGCCAGAATCCAAATGCTCTCCATCAGATGAAAAATGGGGTTGGCGTCTCGTCGGGGATAAAACAAAACACGCTCAAGCGGATATTTTATCTTAGTTAGCACGGGTTCGTTGATCATGAAGACGTCGCCGTTGCGCGAAGTATTTTCAACAGCTTAAGTTTTGAACCGCCAAAGCGCATCTGAGAAAAGCGCATTCACGTTATTTGAAATAATTTCCATCTTAAAAAGCCCTTTCAGTTTTATACAATTGACGCGGAGCGCCTTCACCTTTCAATACTCGTATGTACTTGTCATACTCGCACATCACGTTTTGAACGTCATGAAGCGTCATATCCTTCAATGCGGGCATCTTGCCAAGCAACGTCCCACGCACTTCAAACAACTCGTCATTGAACTCGTGCTGTTTTATTTTCTGCGTCAGCTTACGATTATGAAGCCTATTCAGTCCGCGCAAACTCCCCGGACCCATGGGTGCCCAATAATACAAATCGTGTGCGTTGTCAAGTTGCCCGCGTATGTAGGTGAGGTCAGCGGAAACTTGCCCTGCGATGAACGTCTTGATGCCAAACGAACCCGCAAGCACGGTTGTAAACGCTTGAATTGATTCATTGGCAACTTGCCATCTCAAATGATTGGTCAACTCGATTGCGGGAACGATGATATGCCAGCACATGTTAAACGCCTTTGTGTTACCTTTGATGTTCGTCGGGTAGACCACGTAGGCTGAACTATACATTTTCTCTTTCTTCTGCTCAAGCTCTTTCATCGCTTCACAAAACGCAAACGCGCTGAACTCATCAACCTTGAACGGTATGACTCCCGCCTTCATCAAGTGATCAAGCGTTGGAGGCCAGTTGATGAGCCTTGCAATCAACGCCCTGAACCACACATCACCCGCAGGGTCAGTATAGTAATTTTTCAACAACCATCTTGAAACACGGTCATCTTTACGGCGCACGTTGCAGAACCGATACTTGCCCAATATGGGATCAAGCGTTGTGTAAGATTCTCCCGCTTCTTTGCGTCGACGTATTTCTTCCCGCTCGGCCACAAAGTCTTCAAGTATTCTAAAGTCTGCCATTTTCACCCTTTTTAAATATATCAAG